TGCTCCTCCCCGCAGTGCGGGCAGGCAACATGAAAACGCATAAAATGCGGGGATTCACTGGCTGCACGCTCAATCTGGCAGGTGCCTCTCACTTTGGGCGTGGAGCCACGGATGGACTTTGGCCAGACCGAGCCTTCAATACGTTTGTCGCCAAGGAACGTCGGAGAGCCTTCCTGTTCAATATCCTCATCAAAGGCAGCAAGTTCATCATAACCCGCCACATCCACCGACTTTTCACGGTAGTTTTTTGCCGCTTTACCGCCCAGACACCAGAAGCCACGACCATTGGTGAAACGCTTCATGGTGAGCGTGTTATCCCGGTGCTTTTTGCCATACCACGGAGCCAGCGCCAGCAGCGACGGAATATCACGAATAGTCGGCTCAACGTGGGTTTTCATAAAGTTCTCGGCATCACCATCCGTCGGCAACCAGATAAGGGTGTTGCGCTGCTTATGCTCTATAAAGTAGGCATAAACACCCAGCAGCATTTTGGAATAACCAACACGGGCAGACTTCACCACATTCACCTCGCGGATGTAGTCGCTGCCCATCGCATTCATGATGGCCCGCTGAAAGGGCAGTGTTTCCCAGCGCCCTTCCTGGTATGCGGATTCTTTTGGGAGATAGTAATTGGCATCCGCCCATTCAACGGGGGTCATTGGCAATGGTCTTTTCAGGACTGAGAGACCCGCCTTCACTGCCAATACGAAATTATTCATCTGTATTTCTGTAATACTCATCCGCAAATTCCTTCATTTTTTCAGCGGACTCAACGCATTTATTAGCCCCCTTCGCAACCAGCTCTTTTAGATAAGCCAATTGTCTGCCTGTCAATTCAGGGAATTTTCTTTGCATCGAAAGCGGAATACTGTCCAAAACAGATGCCAGTTCTCCGGATAACCGAGACAGGGCAAAAATAGAGAAAGCTGTATCAATCACCTTATGCTCTGCAACCTGGTTTTTTAACCGCTGAGCAATAGCCTGTTCTTCCGTCAGGTTAACCCTGGCCTGAAGTAGCCTTTCCTCAAGATCATTTTCACCACCTGAAGATTTCTGGTTTTGTTGACGTCGCTCGCGATCTATCTCCAGTACAGTTTTAACGTCATAGAAAACCTCTCTCCCCCGGCGCTCAACAGGAGGAACACCCCATTTATCAAATGCCTGTACTGAGATACCGATGGAGGAGGCCATGTCGCTTTTATTCAATAAAAAGGCCACAGCCCCTCCATAAACCACCGGCAAAAAAGCAATACAACAACCACGTTTTTTGTAAAACCCTCTGATTTTACATGCTTTTTCGTATAAGAAAGATCATCAGGTTGTTGTGTTTATTTTTCTTTCTTATTACTTATCAAGTAGATATATCAAACGATAAAACAACAACCATCACCTCAAAAAAACTCGTAAATAGCGAAAACCCGCGAGGTCGCCGCCCCGTAGCCTGCCGGATCACCGGAAAGGACCCGCAAAACCGAGAATAAGTATCAATACTATTTGTGATTTGAATGATGCACATCATTGAAACGCCATTCATCCATATACCAGCAGCATTCGGTGTTGCACTTCGTAACTCTGTGACTACGGTTATAAAAGCATTGGCAACTTTTGCCACCGGCAAGTCTTCAATGGATTTCCCCTGCCGGTTTTTTATTTTCGTCGATGCATAACATTGCATTTACATCAATAGCAGCTATTGTCATTAGTATGTTGCATCGATGCATGGGTGGTATTGGCGGTCTTCGCCGACCGGTTCTGTGTAGCTCCCTATGACCGGTTTTTTATTTCTAAGATTACAGAAGCCCTTCACTGTATGAAGGGCTTCTGTAACTCTTCTTACTTAGTAATTTTCGCACCTTCCGGTATTTCCATGAGTTGAGAAATCCTCATACTATCCGACAATAATCATCAATATACGATAAAGACATCTGACCAGATTGCAGTATTAAAAGCACTCATGCAGACTACGCCCCTCATATCATATACAAGGGGATACTGATGGCTCAGGTTGCCATTTTTAAAGAAATATTTGATCAAGTGCGGAAAGATTTAAACTGTGACCGGTTTTACTCTGAACTAAAACGCCACAATGTCTCACATTACATTTACTATTTAGCCACAGGTAATATTCACATTGTATTTGAGAGCGATAACACGGTGTTAATAAAAGGTTTCCATGATGTTGTTCATGTTAGCTTTTGCAGAGACACGCGACTTATAGAAACTTACCTTCATAAGTTGAAATCAAGAGAAATCACATTTCATGAATACAGGGTAAATCTGGCTAAAGCTGGAGTTTTCCGATGGGTTACAAATATCCACGAACACAAAAGATATTACTATACCTTTGACAACTCATTATTGTTTACCGAAAGCATCCAGAACACGACTCAAATTTTTCCACGCTAAACCATAACGTCCGGTTTGATCCGCCTCAGTAGCCGGCACTCCCACACAGGAGTTACCAGTCGGTGCTGTGGCCATAGTTAATCTGGGTATACAGTAAAGATACAGCACATCTGGCATACTTTAATAAACATTAACAATATGAGATTTCAACTCATTGTTTAGGTTTTGTTTAAATTTCCACAAATACGATGCACCAAACTTAAAAACACAACGGGAATCACACGATGAAAAAAACGCTACTCACTTTCACACTGGCGCTGCTTATCTCTGGATGTGCTCAACAGACGTTTACAGTTGAAAACAAACCTACAACAGTAACACCGAAGGAAACCATCACTCATCATTTCTTCGTTTCAGGAATTGGTCAGAAGAAAACTGTCGATGCAGCCAAAATTTGTGGTGGCGCAGATAAAGTTGTTAAAACTGAAACCCAGCAAACATTCGTAAATGGATTGCTCGGTTTTATTACTTTAGGCATTTATACTCCGCTTGAAGCTCGGGTCTATTGCTCACAATAATTACATGCGCTGCCCATCAATATGGGCAGTTTTATTTACACTGTTAACCCCTTGGTTGTTTCAGCCGCCGGGGTTTTACTTGTTATTCACTGGTATGAGTACGACATCTGGCTATTTCATTCCGGGCTTTACTGTCGCCGCGACAGATGCAACGCATCGTATCGCCGTTCAGCGTAGTGATATAAGCCTCATCCGTTTTCTCTACCTGCAAACATGAAATATTCCCGTTCCGGCAATACTCAATTTTTGCTGCCAGATGGGTATTACGCGGGTAAAACTCCATACGATACATATCCCCCCAGGACATGCACTTCCTCAACCTGACGACCATCTTCAGTTACCGTAATCTTTTTCAGTGCGTACATACGTACCTCCGTTCTTTCGTTTTTTGAACAATAAAAAAGCCACCGAAGTGACCTTTTCGATGAGTTTATAAACCAACGCGCTCTTTCATCCAGCCATAGACAAACGACTCGTTAGCCTCGCGTTTCTCTGCCAGCGCCAGATAACGCTCACCCTGCGTACAGTTCAGGGCTTTCACCAGTACCAGTTCGCCATCCCTGCCGCGATTTTTCAGATAAGAACGTAACGCATTAATGGTTCGCGGCCCGATCCCCCCGTCTGTAACTATGTCCGGATACAGCATTCCCTTCTGATTAAACACATTCAGCCAGCGCTGAAGCATTTTTGTGGCTACCGACGGCCCCATGTTTACCCCAGTATCACACAGTTCTGCAGCAATATCAGGAGACAGGTTTGCAACCTGGTCAAAACGAGGTCCATACCAATAGTCCGCCTCAAGGATTTCCAGAGCCTGCCCGCGGCTCAAATCACGCATATCACCACGGTAACCATGCGCGCGCGCCACTTTTTCAGTAATTCCCCACTTCGTCGCTCCGCCTGTATCGTCAGGATGACTGACATACCCCCCCTCTTTTCCGAGGATTTCATCAAAAATTTCATCTCTCGATTTCATATCAGCCACTCAGGAAAGCAAAAATTTTTGAAACATTACCGCGCGCACGCACTACCATGACACCAAACACCAGGTTCAGCATCACTACCAGCCAGTCTGCCGGCAACGGATGACCACAGAGATAACTTAACGGCGTTATCGCATACAACAGCATCAGACACCAGGCGCACCACGATATCAGCGGTTTGTGTCGGGACTCTTTTCTGCGGTAGAAAAAAAGCGTCAGTACGATAACCGTACATAACGCCGCATTCAGTAATCCTGGAAGATTATTTGTCATTACCACCACCTCCTCCACGCTGACGGGAGAACAGACCGGATACCAGTGATGTAATCTCCTGCTGGTGGATGAATGACAGGACTTTTACTGAGAGCACCGACACCAGGACCGCACACAACGCATCAACGGAAGCACTGTTAAACCCAATACGTTCCGCCATGTAACCGGCCACACCACGGGCCCCAAGCACACCAACAATAAAGGACACCAGAAAATGTGCAGCCACACGCCAGGCTGAAAGTGTCTGCGGCATTGTTGCCACAAATAACGCACCAGCGAACGCACCAAATACAATCCCGAAATCCGTCCCGGTAAACAGCCCGAATACCGTCGCCCCGCCGAGCGCCACAGCAGTGCCGGAACCGGATAAGGGTTCAGACATATTTATTCTCCTGTAAATAAAAAGGACCATCAGCGGCCCTAAAAAACTTTATCAAAGGTACCCGCAGATACCTTTTGTAGGCTGTTTATTCAGATTTGCGAAGTAAAGGCCAGAGTAAGACCGTTACCATCGCCACCAGCACACCATCAGCCAGTACCGACATCAGCCATCCAGTGAAATCCACTGCCACTACCAGAAACAACAGGATGGCAGCCAGCACAAGGCGCGCACTTTTCACAGATACTGCTCCAGTGGTAACTGAAGCGCCTGTGCAATTTTCTTGAGCTGCGCTTCTTCATCCGGACCAATGCCATCCTGATCAGCGATATCCAGACAGAGGCAAAGCACGTCAACCGCCTCAGTTGTCCCCGCCACATCAGCCAGCTCACGCAATGCATGCGCATTCGCACTACGCGGTGACGCTTCATAACGGGCGCGGATATTGGCGCTCATCTGGGCAATCTCACCAGAGAACGGTGCAAAAGCAGGAAGCGCAGCAATAGTTTTCTCCAGTACTGCGATTTCTTTCGCATCGCAGGTGCCGTCGGCATATGCAATGGAATATGCGCCCCAGACGGTCGCCTCCACCGCATCACGGTTCTCCATCTTCTTCACTTCTGTGATGGCCTTGCGGGTTTTCTTTTTGAAAATACCTAACATCGTGACTTTTCCTTTGCGTAGACGAGCCTGCGCCAGATGGTTACCAGCCCACAGTGAAAGTCACACTGACAATCCCGTAAGCACCTCCTGAAAGGCTCTGTGTTTTTGATGTGCGCCAGGTGTGGCTCAGATACAAAAAAAGCTCGCCGTAGCGAGCTAACAGAAAATATGAAGCATGTTTTTATCCACGAAGCATGACACTGAACTCATCCATGCCTACACGGCTGGCTATCTCGTTGTATTCCTCAACAAGAGCCAGCAATTCTGAATTAGCAGCCATGAACTCATCAAAAACCTTATGGATGGCATCACTGTTTAATAAAACAATGTTCTTTCCTGAAAGGCGATCAGGGGTAGAAAATATAACTGTTAAACGACTAAAGGCCCTGGCTCGTTCAGCATTAACATCCTCAATACGCAGCAACAAGCTGGAGCACCTGGAAATATCATCAATATTCACTCTACTCCTGCCATCTGGATGATAATCATTTCACGGAGAGAAGCACTCAGAAGTACCACTGAAGTATAACTGGTGACCAGCTGCTTACACATCTGTTGCCATCCTGCTGATGATAAGTCGATATTAACCCTTCTGTCTATAAATGAAACAAAGGATAAGTTCAGGTTTTAACACTGCCAGGATAAAGTATTGTATACAGTATAGAAGAGCGTTATTGAATGACATAAAAAACCAGACCTAATCCCTTATCCGGAAGATATATCAAATAAACGGGGAAAATGTATTAAGATGGCGTTCCTATTCTCTCCATCCCTGATGTCCACGTAACTCGTTATAGAATCAGAACGCCATCTGAATACACACAAAAAAGCTGGCTTCACACCCTCCTGCATGTGTGAACGCAGTGCCCGACCACGTGCTTTCGCAACCAGCGAAAATCAGTTTTAAATACCGAAAAACGATAAGAATATATCAGAACTTCCAAGCATCCTGCTTGGCTTAGATATTAATCGAGGATTAGCTCCTGTTCTTATCTAATTGTGCATTTCGCAATTTATCGTTCAGCACCAATATTTCACCAACTGTTTGTTCAAAACGCCCGGACTCAAGTTCAACCCCAATCGTGCGACGCCCCAATCCCATTGCTGCTTTTATTGTTGCCCCCGATCCCATAAAAAAATCCGCAACCACATCCCCCGGACGACTGCTGGCAGAAATTATCTGACGCAACATATCCGCCGGTTTTTCGCAGGGATGCTTACCCGGATAATACTGCACGGGCTTATGCGTCCAGACGTCCGTATAAGGAACGGCGGCCGATACAGAAAAATAACGCCGCAGAGATTTGTATTCCTCAAGCAGACTGGCATATTGCCGGTTCAGTTCACTGTATGTGCTGACCAGTTGCTGGTGTGGCGTTGCCAGCTCCCCACGCTGGTGCTTTTCTTCTGCAACACACGCGAACAGCGCCTGCAGTTTTCTGTAATCAGCTTCGTTCGGTAACTGCCACTGACAGGTACCAAACCAGTGCGACACCATGTTTTTCTTTCCGGTGGCTTCCGCTATCTGTTTGGACGTTATCCCCAGTGATTCACGCGCATCACGGAAGTAAGAAATCAGCGGGGCCATGACATGTTGTTTAAGCTCGCGCTCCTTTGCCGCATAGCCATCATTTTTTGGCTGGTATGGCCCCTGATAATGTTCGGCAAACAGAATGCGCTCTGTTGCCGGGAAATACGCCCGCAGGCTTTCTTTGTTGCACCCGTTCCAGCGTCCGGACGGCTTCGCCCAGATAATGTGGTTCAGCACATTAAAGCGCTCACGCATCATGATTTCGATATCAGATGCCAGGCGATGACCACAAAACAGGTAAAGACTTCCGGCAGGCTTCAGTACCCGCCAGAACTGAGCCAGACACTGGTCCAGCCATTTCAGGTAATCATCGTCGCCCTTCCACTGGTTATCCCAGCCCTCGGGCTTCACTTTAAAATATGGCGGGTCTGTGACTATAAGATCGACAGAGTTTTCCGATAAGGTCTGGATAAATTCCAGGCAATCGGTGTTGATTAACTCACAACTGGATATTTTTACAGTATCAACCATAGATCAATAAGCACTTCTCTGATAGGCTCATACCGCTTTTGCGCAAAGCGGATGGGCCTGAGGTTTGCTTGTGACCCCGATTCATGAGCAGATGGCTGGCAGGTGCCGCTAACACCCACCAGCCGCCCATTACCACAAAGTAAAAAGCCTTCACTGCGGAAGGCGTCTGTAACAACCGAACTGATAATCTGCCAGACCCGCCATAACAAGCTGGGTCAGTATTAACTGACAGCGTTCGCGTGAAAGGTAAGTATTCTGCGCAATTTCCCCAACTGTTGCCGGTTCAGTGACGCTTAATTCATTAAACACCACTCTGGCTGTTTCTGTCATATCCTGCTGTTTTAGCATGTCTTTTTCTCTTTATTGGTTAACGTGACATACCAATAACTCTTGTCGAAGAAGCCAGCAAGCTGAAAGACCGGTATTAATAACCACCTGCACATTTTATGTACCGAACCATTTTTCTGGCATAAAAACCTCTCAATGGCGGGCGGTAAAAATCTTTGTTACTCAAGAAATTTTAACGCACTCTGACTGTATTAATTTCAAAATCATTAATATTTCCGCTATTAAATATAACGAATTTCTTACCCCCACTCCTGTATGATTTCGATAACACCAGACGATCATCATAACGCGCAATAATGTAATACCATACATTCTCATAGTGGATCGCCTGATATTCCCTCTTAAACTGTGGTTTGTACCAACCGGCAATAAGAGAGAATGCCCAGAAATAAATCATAAACCCAGCCATCATGAACTCAATTCGGTGATGGCGAATAAAAGACATTTCCGAAAAACATTTGACTGAAACAAGTCTTCTTCCAGACCTGACAAAAAGCGTGATTGTAAAGGCAGCAAGAATGCAGAAAATCAGTACATCTGGCTCAACATGCTGATGAATTACCGAAAACTCCAGAACAGGTGGAATAAAAAGCAGCAATATCGCGAGAAAAAGCCGGATAAAACTCAAATTTTGTATATTGCGCTTTTGTTTTATGCCCAAAAAGAAAACAATACCAACTCCCCATCCAATAAGGAATATAACGATAACTGTCACAGCATAAAACAAACTTCGTGCTACATCATCGACACCAGCCCCGACAACCCACCATGGAAAGCCATAGTAAAATGAAGTACCCCATCCATAGAAATAAGCGCTTCCCCATCCTAGACAGCCCATATAAGCAACAAAAAGTGAAGAGTTTCTGAGCAGAGCACTGTCATCCATAGTAACACCATTAACAACTCAAAAATATCAACACATATTACATAACAAATTGGATTCCATGCAGTCAAGGGGCGTCATTGATGGAGAAAGTATTGGCACAATCATCATCACGTTTAATGTCTATGCCATTTTTTTGGGGATAAAAAAAACCCGCTCGGTCACGGGTTTTACTAGCTTTGCCATCACGTATAAAAACGGCAAAATATCAGATTCACACGAAATATATGCCTTTTTATCTACTTTTGCAATACTTTGCTATGAAAATGCCGCCTTTTGTTCTGAACGTGCTCCCTCCACCAACAATAAAGCTTCACCATCCAGCCGATGAAAAATGTGTTTCATTGCAACCCAGTGACCAGTAAATGTCTTGGACCAGTTTTTGGTTGTTACTCCCACCAGTAACGCCAGTTCCTGGTATTCGTAACCTTCCCCACCAAAAAGCTCAGCTTTTACCGCCTGCGCCGCCAACCAGATCAACGTCTTCAGGCGCACCAGAGTTTTTCCTGCAATTTTTCTGGTACCGGATTGAGCATTAAATTCAGTCCACGCCCACTGCGTTATCGCGATCTGATACTCCCAGCAAATGCTACCGCTGTAACACCACAGCAGCCAGGCTTTATGATGTTCTTCAAGAGACAGAACGGCGCGTCGCCATGATGATGTCGAAAACTCAACCGGACTGACCAGGGCAATTGAAGAACCTTTCGCCAGCGATTGCTTTCCCGGAATCGGTGGATTATCCAGCGTTACTATTTTTCCAGTGACCTTATCGCGGTACCGGATTTTTTTACGTCTGTAACGCCCTGTATTGAACATGGCATTCTCCTGCCAGGCTTCAAGCTGACCTTTTGTTGCTCCACTCAAATCAGCGGTGGCGATCGTGAGCTGCTCACGCACAAACTGTAAATACTGGTTATTCATGCGCACTCCAGTTCTGTGATTTTTATCCCCAGCCGACCACCGGGAATAACCTGACCGCGCATAATATTAACTTCATCAAACTGCTCATCGTCGATAAGCAGTCCCGCATGTGTCAGTGCATCCAGTGGTGCTTTCAGAATATTGTCCAGGTCACGACGGCGCTTATCCGGCGGCTCTGCAATAATTTTTATTGCCAGCCTTCCGGACAGATTTAATTTCAGTTGCTGCTGGCGAACAATAAGCGCCACATCCCGGCGATAACGCTCCCCTGCTTTTGATACAAAATATGTGCTGCCACGACGACGCCAGTAGGTATTCACCGTCGGAGGGTAAGGCAAAACAAATTCTATCCCCATCAGTAACCTCTTTTATCCGAGTACGCCAGTTGCAAAGGCGTGATCAAGAAAACGAAAAATTAAATCAACCTGAGACCCATGCTTTTCTTCGAACGCCTGCGGATCTGCATGAAGCTCGTTATGATGTTCCCGGCACAGCGGCAACGTAAAAATATCGTGGGCTTTTGTCCCCATTCCGCCCTGACCGTGACCAATCAGGTGATGGGGATCGTCTGCTGGCTTACAACAACATGTACACGGCTGTGTCTTTACCCAGCGCGTGTATTTCTCATTCACCCAGCGGCGACGTTTAGGCCGCTTCATGAATGATTCCGGTGACTCCGGATCAACGGCAATGCTGACCACCGTCTTTTCCTGTGGCGGGATTTGTTGCTGGTGGACATGAGGCAACGGCGCAAGATTTTTTGTGCGCTGCTTCAGTATGCTGGTGGCGCTCTGCTCTCCCGGTACGATGTCACTTTCGCGATACACCGAGTGGATTTTTTCCACACGTAATCCCAGAGAGCGACGTAATACTGCCTCCGGTAGCGCGTCCGCCACCTGATTGCAGACCGCCCACCAGGATAATTCAGCCAGCGATAATTCCCGCTCTTGTGTGCCATTCATTGCGTGACGTATGACGTCAATCATCCAGGCTGCCAGATTCTGCTGAGCAAGTTGCTCCAGTGAATCAGATGTCTGCTCCCGCAGCTGGTTGTCGCAGTGCCAGCACAACACCATCGCGCCAGTACCGTAACGATGTATGACGGTTTCGCTGTGATGATAATCGCCGTGTGGCCACTGGCAGGATTTCACGTGACGTAATAGCCAGTCAGACAGTGCGCCAGCACCACCTACAGCACGGATCACCCGCTCATCGCTGAAAAATGGCAGTAACGATTTGTCTTGCGCCAGCGGCTGGCGAACAGCGGGAACCTCTCCTGATGGCAGCGCCCGCATGTTTTTCGGTTCCGGCTCCACCAGTACCCGGGTATTGTAAAATACCGGCATGGATTCACGGCCCGGATTAAGGACCACCAGCCCAAGTTCCGGTACCAGAACAGGTCGAAGTAATACCCGCACGTTACCTCCAGATACGTTGCTGGTATGTGCGGGATGGACGCGGTGGGCGTTCGGAATAAGGGAGCCTGACAGAGATTATCCAGTGACGATAATCGAGGCTGAGGGCTTTCTTAATCTCGTATCCTTGTCTGCGGTAGCACTGAATTAGCCACTCGGCCTGTTCTTCAGTGCATGGGTCATGCTGGAACCAGTCAGATTTGAATGTATGAGAACGCCGCCCGTGCCTGCTGGCAAGGTCGGTATCAGAATTGTGATGTTTGGTATTGTGCGCCATCGGTTTTCTCTGCTGGCGCAGCAGGTGCCAGTTGTTCAGGCTGGCCTGTGGATTGTAAACCAGAATACGTAAAACAAAAAACCCGCCGAAGCGGGTTTAGATTAGATCATTATGCAACTCTACGTTCGGGAGCAACCACAAACAGGAATCGGGAAAGGGTGCCCCTTCCTCGCATATCGCATAACTCCATTGATACAAGCGGAATAACGAAAAATAATTTCGCACGGTTTTCCGCATTCCTTACAGATTTTCATTGCCATAACCAGCAAGTCCCTGCATACCTGTATCCCCATACAGGTTGCGATTTGTTGGGAGAACCGCTAAACTTGCATCTGTCAAATCCAAGTGTGGCGGTGGGGTTCTCCATCTGCACTGGAAAGTTATCGGACTTTCCATCCTAAGCCCTGTTACAGCAGGGCTTTTTTATAAAAAGTCAAATGATAGTTGATCCATATAAAATCCTAATTCGCGCAAAACCACCTCGGCAAACAAATCTGCTTGCCATTCAGCATCTTCAATTTGCGAAGGTGGTTTATTGGAACTGTGAAATAACGCTCTATGCCCCAACACCAAATGTCCGATTTCATGAAAGAGCACAAATAATGCTTCTCTATCACCTTTACATGCCAACTCAAATGTATGATTCGGCACACTAATTGTCAGTGTAATTGGATCGTAATGCCCAGATGTCAAATCATATGTAGCTTTAGTCCACGCACGATCCTCAACGATATTGAGCGTTATCCCATATTCACTCAACAACTCAAATGCATGGTCTAACCGCTTTTTTCTTTTCAACGTTTTAAGGTCGAAGATCGCGCTATAGTTAACAGCGCGAGTTGTTATATCAACAATACTCATTGGTGCAACACGATTTCCACGTAATGTGTAAGCTGATTGTTCCAACGATTATCCCTCAACATGATTAATACTTTTCATCAACTCTGCTATTCGCTTTAACTGCTCTGGTGTTAATGGGGATTTAGCAAAACCAGCAACCAACATTTGCTGATTTTGCGACAATCCATCAAGGGAAACAAACTGATTAGATACATCAGCCAATTCCTGAAGATTATTAATCTCATAACCTCTTTTCAGGAAAAAAGCCTGAATCTCTTTTACCCATTTTTTGGGGATTTTCTTACTGCCTGTTTCTAAACCGCTCAGAAAAGCTGAAGTTACTCCCAGTTCTTGGGCCATCGTAAGCAATGTGCAGTCGGTATCTATCCTCGCTTTTCTAACGGCCTTACCGAATTCAGTGAGTGCCATAGTTAATTCCTCGATTCGCTATAAGTAACAGGCTGCCTATTTTCGGAGCACAACCTGTGATGAAGACTTCATGACTAATAAATTATCATAAAAAATGATTTTGTAAACCATTTTGGTAAATTTATTATCTGAAAGCAAAAAAAACGCCAAAGAGGGTTAAGCGCGGGTGCGTTGAGGATGCCGACACATCAGAGGTGGCGGGAGATTACTCTCCCGCCTGGTCACTCTTACTTCTCAGATTCGTAGTCCACGAAGACAGCAACCTCCGTCTGGCCGGTTCGGATTCGTACCTCGCAGAGGTCTTTCCTCGTTACCAGTGCCGTCACTATGACGGTTAAACAGATGACGATCAGGGCGATTAACATCGCCTTTTGCTGCTTCATAGCCTGCTTCTCCTTGCCTTTCGGCACGTAAGAGGCTAACCTAGATTTGCCGTTCATAGATTGAGCCTCAGATTAATGTTAAGCGTCTTGCAGGACGCGTAATGTTAACTGGGCTTTTCTTTATCTGCCTTTTGATGTTCATGCCTGAGACAGATAGCCTCAAGCACCCGCAGCGATTTTACTTACCCTCCCCTCTAGTTCATTCGATACTACAACTTTATTTTCTTTTCGTTGTCTATATAGTAAATAACATGTAATAAAAGTTAGTCACTAACAATGGAGAGATGCATATGCCCACACTTATCGGAAAAGTGCTTCGTCGATACACAAGTGCTGTAGCAACCCATGTTGACACCCATCTTGAGCAAACGACAAAATATCGTCTTACAGTTGATGCGAACGGTAATGCCACCCTGAACATAGAAAACCCAGAAGTTCAAGCAGACATCATCAAGAAAATGAAACAATTGCGAAAACTACATAACCGTACAGACAAGGAAGTTGCTTAATGGGTCCATTGATTATAACTGTGATTCTCGTGTGTGGTTTTTGGTACACCGAGAATCACTATCAATCGAGAATTCATCACGCAAGAACAAATGGGTGGTCATCCTATTTCTACGTTGCAATGCATGGGTGTCGTTTTGTTGCTCAAGGATTTCTTTTGACGCTCGGGATCTACATGCTTTTCTGGCTACTGAACTCTATCCCACACATAATCAATATTTTCCGAGACAAACCTATAGAATGGCATTTTTTTAATTGGTTACTTGAAACCAAAGTGATGGAATTACCACTTTTTGCTGTCATCACCATCATTTTCGCTTGTTGTATTGCTTACTCTGAAGGGGTGGATGCGCGAAAAGAAATGGAGAATGAAGAAGCGCGGCAAAAGGCTTACAGGGAGATGGCATCAAAAGATTCACTAGAAAACCTATTGATCCAAGCCATTGACACAGAGATGCTGATTTTTGTAACACTAAAATCCAGAAAAGTATATATCGGGTATGTGGCAGCACCACGTGTTGAATTCCACAACAGTGCGCATCTTGAGATCATACCATTCATTAGTGGTTACAGAGATAAGGATTCACTACGCTACATAGAACAACACCGATACTATGATCTCTATCTATCCAAAGAAATCACATTTGAGTCCGAACCATTAAATTTACAACATTTTCGACACGTCATTCCTATCGAACAAATTGAAGCGATCTCGCTCTTTGATGAAAGCACGTACAGCGATTTTGAAAGATTTTCCGAGCCAATGCCTGACACAAAGCAATTACCAGTATAGTATTACCCCCCCCTCTAACGATATACTAAAAAGCCGCTACAACTGGACTGCCCCTATAAAGTTGGACAGTTCATGTTAAGCGGCTTTCAGGGCTTGACCCAACAGAAGTTAGATTGTAAGTATCCCGCTTAAACGGACCATCTGGTCTTTGTTCCACGGTGACGTGCTCATACTCATACCTCCTGAAATGTGGGAGATTTGAGTATGGTTGTCCCTTATGAGAGAAATTTGCACGAAGTGGATAAGTTACCGGAGCTGAAGGTCCGCTGTGAGCGAAGAGCGGACCTGAGATTGTGGTATGCTAATTTATGGGGATCAGGTCAATTGTATTAGTTATCTTTTTGCTTTTCTTTATCCCATTTCTTTGCAGTGGTCTGATACCACTCTTCACGTACTCGTTGTTCCTCGGCTCTGTCACTTGAATTATAGTTGTCTGTTTTAATTTTTTTGCTTCCATGGGAAATCGGCCTCCAGTCTTCTCTAATCTTTTTCACCTGCTCGGCTATCTGTGTCATTGGACTCCTTGCACCTAAGTAGCTAACCCCCTCGAAAGAAGCCATATCATAAGAATACTCATTCCGCTCTCTTTCAGTTGAGCCCGGCTGTTTAGACCAACTAATACTAACAGAATAAACTTGATCTTTAATCTGTTCATACTTACAAAGACTGCTGTTGAGCGAATGGCCGTTTTTTAATACGCTAACCTTGCTAAATGGTATACCTATATTTTTTCTATGTTCAGCATTTACCAGTGGGGGATTAAATCCGATTTCAATATCATAGGCTGGGGCATTTCCGGTATTAGCAATATTGATATCAAAATAAAAAGCAGCCCAAGAATTTGGTTCAAGAGTCACAACGACGTGAGGTTGAACTGATGCGTCAACCATCCTTTTTGTCTCGTCTGCTAATAGCCTTGTTACTCTCCACAAGAAAAATGTAGCAACTGCTGTTAGCAATGCTGCCAAAGCGGAGATAAGTGTGCTTACTGTGTTTATATGCTCTGCGATAAATTCGATCATGAGTTGTCCTTGGGGGCGTACTAATTGTTTTCAAGACTAAAATAGCGCCGGGCTTGAAAAATTGCACACTTATGGTTCGATTTACCTCAACAGTTAAGGCTTCAGCTTCCCCCATGCACCTCACCCAGCTCAAGGCTGTATGATGTCTGACAAAGAACTTACTGACACTTGAAAACGAGGTAGCGGCTAGGATTTCTCGTAGGGGAAGGATTGAATACGAAGCCTGTATATTGCTCCGCGAACGCTGCTGAGAGCAGTTTAAATGTTGGGCGTTTATGTGGCCTTTCACTCACCAGCATGAGTTCAATGCCTGTGAATTACCGACAACAATATAAAGGGGGTGGCATCATATATCCAAGGTAGAGTCAAATCCTTTAACTGGTTTTATGATCAGCGTCAATTGTTTAATTATTGAACGTTTACGAAGCGGCACGGGAGTCATATAACTAATGGGCAGGTATAAGCCTGTATCACGAGGAATCAGTAAAATGGCTGATGATAAGACCAAAATCGGTACCCCTGACAATGATTTAATAAGTATCAAACAGGATTACGAAAGACGTGATTGGGCTGAAAAGTTTGGAGTTAGCGAGGCCAAACTTGTTCAAGCCGTACAGGCTGTAGGTCATTCGGCTAAGAAAGTACAGGCATGGCTTAAAGACCATTAATATATGAGCGCCTTTCTAGGCGCTTTTTTCTTTGTCCTTTTGGAGATGATTTATGGCTAATAATTTATTTATTACTTATGATCTCATTAAAACGAAAGATTATGCGGCTGTGTATGATGCAATTAAATCTTTAGGAAATTGGGCTTTAACAACTGAATCGAACTGGTATGTTAACTGTAGTTACTCTGCCGAGGATGCAGCCAAAATTGTGAGGGCGGTCATGGATAGTGATGATAAACTTATTGTTGTAGACGCAACCAATAACTTAGTTTATTGGTACAATCTCTCTGATGAAGTTAGTAACCAAATTCAGACTGAGTGGTACAAGTAATTAAAGGGGGATACCCCCCTTTAATTCAGAAACTATCATGATTGAAACATTAAATATACTGGGTTTATTCTATCATCCCTGCTCTCTTGCTATATGTCCTGAAAGCGTTCTTTTAAACCTTCTGCTCAATATGTCCGGTAATGGCACAAAGCGGACAACCACGCTAGCTCTACCCTATGCCATGAAAATGTCAATTCACATATTAATTAATGCTCTTAAATATCATCACTACAATAAATACCGAACATCTCCCTGATAAAACGACAATATGCGCTTCATAACTTCGCTTTTACGGCACTCACTACAAATTATATTATGACGCCTGTCGTAACGACGTATTTCTCCGTCTGGTAATGACCAAATAAGGTCTGGATCAACCACAACTGGTTTCTTCACCTTTGCCCTCGATAGTTTTTTGCGGGCGTTTTGCCAGTCTTTACGTGCCTGCTCAGACGGGAATAACCCGTAGCCAGAGTTGTATACGTCACCATTCGCAACCAACTCCCTGGCAAGAACACTTATCTGATATCTTGTCGCCCCCGTTTTAGCTTCCAGTTGTCGTAACGTCTCGCGCCCACTCTGGCGTACGAGATCAACGATCTGCCCTTTAATTTTTTCCCGCTCTTCCTGTGTAAATACTTTTGCCATAAGCCCTCCCCTGGAATCACTTTTCCGACACAATACGACTGGAGGAATCGACAATCTGTCGGACAATATCCCGGTGCTTGTTCAGCTCCCGCAGCGCGGCGCAGACTCGCTCCCACTTCTGGACATGACTTTTCGCCCGGCGAAGTTCGCGGCTTGCCATATGCAGCGATGGTAAAATCAGGCCATTCGCTCGCGTTTCGGTGAACGATGGCAACGACTGCACAATGTCCCCCACAGTATCTGTTTTAATTTCTTCCTGTGTTGCCGCTTCCTGTACTGGTAACGCAACACCGGCTGACTGAGAAAAGGCTTTACCAGGTGTTTTCGCTACCGATACAACTTTCGGCTCTGCTGGTAAATTTTCCCCGGTTTCTTTTACCAGCATCCACTTACACCCCTTCCCCTGTCCCAGCTTAATCGCCATGCCATCGCGGCAAAGCTTTTCCATCGCAGAAACCAGCGACCTGACGCAATCAGCACGCCCCACAGCAATTGCAATCTCAGCGGTGGTCATTGCCCCACTATGAGCAAGTGTGGACAGGATTTCGCAGCGTTTCAGTGGCTCACGCTCTTTTCTACTGACCACCGGATGGGATTTTCTTTCCACTTTACACACCGTTACTTTTTTTTCTTTCACGCCCGTTTGTCGTTCTGAAACAGACCAGTAACCATTAACCGACACAACTTCTCCCAGCTCTTCGTACTCCCTCAGCATTTTAATCGCCTCTGCAGGTTCAATGCCCAAACTGGCAGCAAGCTCGGTGCACGTCACCTTTTGCATCGCTTTTAACGTATCAATCAACGTTTCCATCAAAATTTCTCCCGTTAAAATCATTTACCAATCTCAAACCAAACTTATCCCCTGAACCCTGGCGGAATTTCGGTGTCCGGTTCAGAAATATGATTCACACAACGCTGTACAGGCGAACGCCCCAGACGGATAACCAGCTCATCCCATTTATCGCGAAGTTTTGACGGACTCATGATGTTTTTTACCCAGAATGGATCCCGCTGTACCCGACCAAACATTTCGCAGATTTGTCTGTGAGTTCTGCCATCCAGCATCCGCATTATGCGCACGTCATTGGCCCATGCTGTCCAGTTGGGTTCTTTCGGTCGGGTGATCTCGCCATCATCGCTGGCGGCCTGTTCGTAAAGACTCACGATTCGCCCCCAGATCCACTGTGCGCATGCCAAATCCTCCTGATTTCCCCACTGACGTTTTTTTGCACTAAACACAATCGCATCAGGATGTCGGGTTAAAAAGTCCTGTTCAGCCGTCTGCGGGTCCGGTTGCGAAGCTTCCGGACGAAAAGATCTTTTATCTGACGGATCAGGTTTTAATACTGACGGATCGGGGCCAACCATCGCCCCCCTAACCGGCTGTTTTTTACAAACGGTTGATCCATCAAAATTTGACGGGTCAATCGTTGAGGGGGCAATATTTGACTGGTCAACTGTTAACGGGTCATTTTTTGCCGGGCTAATTTTTCTTTTCGGTTTATATGCCTCACGCGCCGCCTCAGCTGCTGCTTCGAGTTTTTCCACATTAAGGCGGTAGATATTGCTTTCATTACGCCCACCGACCTTACGCTCCTCCTTCGTCAGCCAGCCGTTCTTTTCCAGTTCCGCTATCGCCGCTTTAACCGTTGATTCACTCTTTGCCCCAATCTGACGACGAATGGTCTCCACTGCAGGCCATGACACACCTTCGTCATTGCTGTAGTCTGCAAGGCGAGCCATTACTGCCACCCTGGATAAGATCATGCCGGTGAAGGCGCACCCTTCCCAGACAAGACCATGAAGCTTGCTGCTCATAAAAAACCCCGAACACCGTGCTTTTAGTGCATCACCACAGCATTTCCTGCCGGGCCACCACGATTCATCTGATTGAAACCGGCGATTGCCACTGCGACAAAATCATCAGCGTCTCTCACCAGTCGTTCCCGCGTCTCCACCAACTCCCGAAAATAGACTGAACTGTGGCTGCGCATCCGGGCCACCAGCAGAGGTGGCATTGCTTTTTCGATCGCTGGTAACAACGCCTGAATTTTTTCAACCGCATCAGTAGTGTCTTTCTCCACCCAGCGGAAAATTTTCTGGGTATTACGAGCCAGGGCTTCTGGATGGCTGTCGTCGTACAGTTCCGGGGACGTCATTCCCAGTTCGAAATAAGCCCTGGTTATCTTGGCCGCCGGAACTTTTTCACCATCCGGACGCGCCCAAGCATTCATAGCCATGCGGATGTGTTCATGCTTGATTTTCATGAATCATTCTTTCCTTCGTTCAAGGTGTTATCCTTCTTTTTGTAAAGTTCTGGGTTCAAAGATAATTTTCCCTTGGAGTATGCGGCAGCTTCCGCGGCCCTCCCCTTGGGAACTATTTCACCAGGACGTTTGCGCCACATGTATATAGCTTCACGGGTTATCCCATAAAAATCGGCAACTCTCTGAACAGAGCCAAAAAACTGGACAAGTTCATCAACTCGCATTTCACCCTCCTAAAACTAAGTATTTTTAGATTAAAGGATAATTTTTTTTAGGTCAATGCAATCTAAAATAATTTATATTCAATTCACGGGAGATGATGATGGAAAGCCTTGGCATTAGGCTTAAGAGACTCAGAAAAGACAAGGGACTGACCCAAGTCGAACTGGGCAAGCTTTCTGGCGTAACAGGGGTAACTATAGGGTACTGGGAGAAAGACCTAAACGAACCCGGTAGCAAAGCTCTTAGTAAATTAGCCCAAGCACTAGGAACTACTGAGTCCTATCTCCTATATGGAGTATCGTCTACTGAACCTACCCTTGTGCAGAACAATTCAGGCACCCAAATCCCCTATCTTTCATGGGGGGAAGCAATTTCTTTCCTAATTTTAGAAGGAGAGAAAACTATGGGAAATGCCGACAGAATCACCACATTCTTTGACGTCAAGGAGGGGGATTTTGCCGTTTCAATGCCTGATGACACTATGCACAACCCATCAGGGTCGCCAAGCATTCCGGTTGGTGCCACAGTGATCATGAGGCCTAGAGAAAAATATAAAAATGGTAGTATCGTCGCTGTAATAGTCCCAGATCCGCTTACAAACGAACCATCTATGACTATAAAAAAATTAGTCATCGACGGAAAACTCGTGTATTTAAGCCCCCTCAATCCTCGCTATCAATCGTCCTTACTGACACCTGAATGTAAAATTGTTGCTGTAGCAAAAGGTGTGCAGTTCAGCCTATAGCTTCCACTTTGTTTTTCAATCAGAGGTCGGCTTTGTCGACCTTTTTTAAATATATCTAGATCACACTTGACTATAAAACTAAATAGATTTAGTTTTATGGTATACCACCTCACCCCGCCCCACAGAACGCAGGGCAATACTTCGAGTTACCAGGCAGTGGTCAGGGGTTAAGTAGCCAGCCCGAGGCGTAAGAACATGACGGCAGGGTTCAACTTTAACTATGCAGCAGGTTTTTGTTCCGCTCCCCCGGCGTTAAGGGGAAATGAGGTCAACATGGATACTATCGATCTTGGCAACAGTGAATCTCTGGTATGCGGCGTGTTTCCCAACCAGGACGGTACGTTCACCGCGATAACGTATACCAAAAGCAAAACGTTTAAAACCGAAACTGGCGCGCATCGCTGGTTAGCCAGAAACACTGACTGATGAGGTTGACTATGGAATTTAAAGAGTTACCAAAAGAAATCCAAGAAATTGCAGCACATACACTTCGTCAACGTCTGAACGAAGTTGCATTAGAAGCTGAAACGAAAAAAGACATTGATAATATGGCTCGTAATGTGCGCGATGCGTTTACCGGACTGTATTCTGTTTCTGTTGAGGACAATAACATTCCTGACGAACAGGAAGAGAGTACAGCCCCCCACAAATTCTGGAAATCTGTAGAGGTCATTGCAAAAGCCAAACTACTGGAACTTAACAACTTATATCATCGTGAGAATGATGGTCGTCAATCTTTGCATCATCAGGGAGTCGCCACCCTGATAGCTCTAACGAAAGAGCAAGGCGAATATCATCCAGTGGCATTAAACGACACTGTGAAATAGTCCATCCATGTTTACGGGATAGATAAAGATATATCGCTTCGAAACCATCGACATGGTTTGGATAGCCTTCCTCAGCAGCAAGGTTATCCCCAAAACATTCAAGAATATAATTTAAACGCGCTGTTTCATAATGAATCTTCCAGCGAGTCTGATTTAGTTTGCTGACCATTTTAATTTTATCCTCCATTGAGGTTACTGGTTGAGAATGGAGACCACACGTGACAGCGCGTGGTCGTGCGCCGGACACGGATAAGAATCCGGCACAAACAGTTTACTGAAAGGATATATCCCTGAAAAGTCAGGGCATAACGCGAAAGCGCACGGCGAAGTCATTCCTCCCTTTGTTGTGTACCACTGACATCTTCGTCTGTGCGCTTCCGGTTGTGGCAATCCTCGAAATGGCGCGGCGGTAAGTATGGCGGGGTTATTCCTTCCCCGTTGAGGACACCGGGTTGTCAGGTTGACCATACGCTTAAGTGACAACCCGCTGCAACAACCCATGTTGATTACCTTTTGGCGGGTATCCGTTTTTTGTTTTCCCTTGTGATACCCGCCCTTTTTAAAGTGAATTTTGTGATGCGGTGAATGCGGCTCAGCGCACGCGGAACAGTTAAAAAGGCCAGTTGACTTCCGTATTGGTTCTTATGGGTGGGTTCTCTGTATCCGGCGTTAATTATTAACTGGTTAACGTCACCTGGAGGCACCAGGCACCGCATCACAAAATTCATTGTTGAGGATGCGATAATGGAAACGTTATTACCAAACGTCAATACGTCTGAAGGTTGTTTTGAAATTGGTGTCAGAATCAGTAACCCTGTATTTACTGAAGATGCCATTAATAAGAGAAAACACGAACGGGAGCTATTAAATCAAATATGCATTGTTTCAATGCTGGCCCGTTTACGCCTGATGCAAAAAGGACGATGACAATGAATACAGTATTTGCACTCGTTCTGACGGTTTTTCTTAATACAGGCGAGCCAGTCGATCTTGTTATTGGTATACATGACTCAATGAAAGAATGCATGGCTGCCGCAGCGGAACAGAAAATTCCCGGCAACTGTTATCCGGTTGATAAAGTTATTCGCATGGACAATAACGAAATCCCGGCAGGACTTAAAACAGCACCGTAATTAATATCCGGTTTCATTTTTATATGCCAGCAATGGCAGGGATTTGTTCACCCTTAAATCTGTAATGAGGTTAAAACAAAATGAGTAAAGTCTTTATTTGCGCCGCCATTCCGGACGAACAGGCAATAAAGGAAGAAGGTGCAGTCGCTGTAGCCACTGCCATTGAAGCCGGCGACGAACGCCGCGCCCGTGCCAAATTTACCTGGCAATTCCTGGAGCAATATCCGGCTGCTCAGGACTGCGCTTATAAATTTCTTGTTTGCGAGGATAAACCCGGCATGCCCCGCCCTGCCATCGACTCCTGGGATACCGAATATATGCAGGAAAACTGCTGGGATGAGGAATCCGCTTCCTTTATTCCGGTCGAACCAGAATCCGATCCGATGAACGTCAATTTTGACAAGCTGTCCCCTGAAGTACAGAACGCGGTCCTGGTTAAGTTCGACACATGTGAAAACATCACCGTTGATATGGTTATTAGCGCACAGGAATTGTTGCAGGAAGACATG